GGTACGCGGTGGGTGTCTTCATAAAATATTTTAAAAGGGGTTTTAAAATGATTACGTTATGTTTAATAGTTATCGCCGTGTATTGCGGGTATAAGTTTTTTGATGCAATAGGGTGGATTGTGAAATGAAAAAAGATTTAGATGGTTTAAAGGGTTTTTATAAAAATCATCCAATTGTAAATGCTTTAAAAGATTGCAGAGATATAAAATATTATACAAACGCAAATGATTTTAAAACATTAAGGATGAGATTTATTAAGGACGCAATACAGAGAGGTTTTTATAAAAAATCAATCGCCGAGTTTTTAAATATATCTTCAGGAATGTTATGGCATATAACAAGCGATAAAGATTATGATTACATAACTGGGGCAAATGATAGATATAAATCTTTGAATGCGGATTATATTTTTAACTATGTACAAATTATATCAAGATAGCTCTATTTTCGATTCTAAAGCACGTGGATTGCGATGAAATGGGATTTAGGTATCTGCGGATAGTTTTAACTTAAAATCAATATACAAGGCTTACAAGGAATAATGGCAAGACCAACGAAATTTACAGAAGAATTGGGTGATGAAATTTGCAGTATGGTAATTTCAGGAATGCCATTAGTCCGTATTTGTGAATTAGATCATATGCCAGACGCAAGAACTGTATACCGTTGGTTTAGGGAACATGAATTATTTTGTCAGAACTACGCACGAGCTAAAGAAGATCAGGCGGATTATTTTGTAGAGGATATTTTACAAATTGCCGACATGGCAAAGCCAGATGACGTTCAGGTCGCCAAATTGCGCGTTGACACTCGGAAATGGGCGGCTTCAAAATATAAGCCTAAAAAGTACGGTGATAAGATTCAAACAGACGTCCAGCCTCTCGGCAAAGACGGATTGCCTGTTGACCCGTCACAGGTAATTGTGCTAAGAGAGAGTGAGCGCGATGTTTTGGCTAGGTTTAACATTAAAGTTGGGGAAAAAGATGCCACTTAAAAAAGGAACAAGCCGAAAGGTAGCAAGTAAGAATATCCAGAAACTTACAGAAGAAGGCTCTCCGCAAAAACAAGCTGTTGCCATCGGTCTGTCTAAATCCGGTAAATCAAACAAATCTAAAAAAGGAAAATAACATGGGGCGTCCGCGCAAAGAAAAACAAGAAGCTGTTGAAGTTGTTCAAGAGCCTGTTGATATGCAAACGGAAGAGGTAGCGTTTGACACAAGCGTCCCTTTGGAGGTTGAGCCTGTTAAGCCACCAGCAACGCAGCGTGCCCGCGTAGAATTGCTTATTGAGCATCTCCGTGGCTCTGGCATGCAAGTCATGTTTGATGAAGATGGTGTGACGTTTAAGCGCGGCGTACATGTTGAATTTATCAACTACTCCTCTAGTGATCGGCTGATTATTAATGCTGCCACTCGCATCGCACGACCAGCTTAAGTTACTACGTGCACTATACCGAGAGCGGTTTGACGCATTCGCGCAAGCCGCTTTTGACATTGTCAATCCTTCGCAGAAGTTCGAATGGAACTGGCATATTGAATGCCTGACAGAGCACCTAATGGCCGTTGAGCGTGGCGAAATCAAAAGCCTGATTATTAACCTACCTCCCCGTAATCTTAAGTCTTTCCTTGTGTCTATCGCTTTCCCTGCTTGGTGCTTTGCCCGGAATGCACACTCTCAATTCATTGTTGCGTCACACAGTTTGCAGCCGCTTGCAGAAAAACTTAGCTCTGACACTCGTAGACTTATTGAAAGCGATTGGTATAAGAAATTATTCCCAGAAGTTGTTCTCGATAAAGCTATGGCGACACAGCTTGTCACAAGTGAGAATGGGCACAGGCTTGCGATATCGGCTTTCCAGTCTCCCACAGGGGTTGGGGCTGATTGCTTTACTGCCGGAACAATGGTAACTGTGTTTGGTGGGGAAAAGGATATAAAAGACATTTGCGTAGGTGACCAAGTTCTGTCATACTGTCATGAAACAAACAGATATATGTTCCGAAAGGTAGTCGCCACTCGTGTCAAAAGTTCAAGAAATATTATTGAGTTACGAACGAATAACGGACGTAAAATTAAATGCACTGCCGATCACAGATTTTATCTGGAAGATATCGGCAGATATGTCGAAGCAAATCGGATACAACCAGAAAACAGGTTGTCGGGTAAATGTATCATTCCAGATTCCCTGTACTCTTTGCAAAAAGAAAACAGTTATAAAACTGTGCGAGATGCGGAAGAAAATAGAAAAGAATTATCTAGATATATATTGTGGCCGAGAATGTTCTTTAAAGCATCATTCCTACAAAAACTCAAAGTTATGTCCTGTTTGCCAAAAAAACTATATTCCGAATGGAAATGTTTATTGCTCAAAAGAATGCAAGAAACAAGGTTTGGAAAAGAGGAAGAAAATAACAATAATTCAATGCAAGGAATGCAAAAAGGATTTTGCAAAAAAACATTACAATCAAATGTTTTGTTCGAAAGATTGCAAAAATTTAAATCATTCAAAAAATATGACTGGAGCGGAAAATTCGAACTTTTCCGGAAATCAAAAATATGGAGCACTTTATTCTCTAATGCGCCCTCTTGTGATGGAGAGAGATGCAATGGAATGCTCTGCATGTGGAAAGAAATCAAGGCTTCATGTTCATCATATAGACCACGATCCAAAAAACAATCGTGTGGAAAATATGATAACACTATGTCATTCATGCCACTTGAGCCATCATCATTCGAAAGTGACTCCGTTTCCTCAATTGAAAGACTTAGCGGAACAGAGGAGCTTGTCTATGACATCCAAGTTGAGGGAACACATAATTTCTTTGCAGAAGGTTTACTCGTACATAATTGCATAATTCTGGATGATATAAATAAACCTGATGAAGCTCTGTCAGATGTTATTAGGACAGGCGTAAATGGATGGATAGACAACACCGCTATGTCCCGATTCAATGACCGCCGGACTGGCCGCTTTATCTGCGTACAGCAACGCGTGCACGAGAACGATGCAACTGGCCATATAATGGCCAAAGGCGGTGATGTTGTTCACCTTGTATTGCCGATCCAGAACCGAACCGGACGCGATATTGTTATAAAACTTGGCAATAAAGTCTGGACAATGAAGGATGGGGATTATCTTCATAAGGAGCGGTTTACTCCTGAAATTGTAGCTGATATAGAGCGAGATTTGACAAGTTACCCATTCGCGGGGCAATATCTGCAAAGCCCAGTGCCTATTGGTGGCGGGATGTTAAAAGCTGAATGGGTTAAGTATTACAGCAAATGTAATCCTAGGACAATGAACGTTTATATCTTATGCGATCCTGCTAATATATCAAACGATCCTAATTTATCTATTGCCCGCCGGAGAGAGAAGAAATCAGACTGGACGGCATTTGTGGTTGTTGGCCTAAATACTGATGGGAACAAATACCTACTTGATGTAGTTAGGGATAAGTTTAACCCAACAGAACGGATTGACGCTTTGTTTGAACTTCACCGAAAATGGTCAGGGCTTGCTGGCCGTCCGGTTAAAGTCGGGTATGAAAAATACGGCATGATGACGGATACGCATTATATCCAGTTAAAGATGGAAGAAGAAAACTACCGCTTCAACATGATTGAGCTTGGCGGGTCCATGTCAAAAGTTGATCGTATTGGCCGATTAATTCCTGATTTGGAAAGAGGAAATTGGTATTTTCCTAACAAAATCATGTATACTGATAGCCGAGGCTTGACTTTTGATCTGGTTTCTGAAATTATTAAGACGGAAATGGAAATGTTTCCCGTGTCGAAACATGACGACTGTCTCGATGCTCTTAGTCGTATTTACTCCGAAGAGCTTAACGCAACTTTCCCACGGTTGAAGAAACCTGATTTAATTGGGTCAAGTGAAATAGAAAACGATGCCGCAAGTGCTTGGGTAGGATGGTAGTATGAAAACAAAAGACGAGATTGTCATTCAATGGCGGAAACATAAGGGCGTATCTGAAAAAGGCCTTAGTTCTCAATACGACAACACACGCGATTGCCAAGCGTTCTATGCTGGCGACTTTATGAAATACACAGACCGCTTGCAATTCGCAGACGGACGCGGTCAGAAAAGAACCACTCTTGTACAATTCAACAAAGTTAAACCATACGTTAATGCCGTTAAAGGATTTATGGCCCAGAACCGCCGCAAAGCGGAATACATTGCCCAGATTGACGCGCAAGAACTGCAACAAATGTATAGCAAGTACGCTAACAGCCTGTCTGATTATTGCCGCGAG